CCTTCGATTAACGTGAAGAAAAATAAATAATGGTAATCGGTTTGGGAAGCAAGGTAGACATGTATTCTTTTATTGTGTAAAAAATTGAACTATTTTCTTTCTTTCCAATCGCTTAACAACAAGAATTGCCCAGATTATTATCAACTTTTGACGATTGACCTTAACAATGAACGACTATCTTGATGCATACGACTCTTTCTCTGAATATGATACGGAGGATGAAGAACAGCAGTTTGATATTGAAACTTACTTGGGTTCATTACCAAACGATATTCATGTAATAAAAATATGTTCTAAAAAAATAACTTATCTCCCTTCTTTGGCACGATTTACACAATTGAAACGATTGATGTGTAGCTATAACCAGCTAACTCAATTACCTGAATTGCCCGACAGTTTGAAGTACCTGGATTGTTCTTGGAACCGTTTGACATCCCTTCCAACATTACCGCGTTCCTTGTCCAACTTGAAATGCTATCATAATCAGCTAACGGAATTGCCTGAATTGCCTGAATTGCCCGAATTGTCTGAATTGTCTGAATTTATTGAATTGACTGAACCTCATGAATTGCCATTTGAATTGCCTTCTGAAATGTATACGGTGAATTGTAGTGACAATCAATTAACTGTTTTACCTGAACTTCCATATGGTATGACGGCTTTAGTTTGCGACAATAATCAATTGACGTCTTTGCCTAAACTGCCCCACACATTGACCATGCTAGAATGTCAATGTAATTTATTAACCGTATTGCCCGAGATACCAAAAATTTTACGTGTTTTGAATTGCTCCAACAACAAAATAGAAAAATTACCTAAACTACCACATGTGTTAAAATACATTGAATGCCAGAATAATCGGTTGACTGTTCTACCACCATTACCTGAAGAAATCATAAATATGAATTGTTCAGAAAATCAAATTACCATATATCCTCCGTTTTCAGAAAACGTTAAAAAGCGTGTGAAACAACAAAATGGGGCATTCATATATATTCAAAACAATCCTGCTAACGAACGGATTGATTTTTCAGATGTCAGAAATATCATTGACACGATACACCGGTTTCGAGAACTGTATTACTATCTTAGGTTCAAACCCGCTTTCCGAAGATGGTTATGGGAGAAAATCCGTCTTCCGAAGATCATCCGCGCAAACCATCCAGATTTGTTAGGACAGTTGTTAAAAGACGAAGATATGGATGATCAGGAGTTTCAACACAAAGTAGAACAATTTGGACAGTAGATGAAAATGTTCTTTGTGTAGCAACCACAGGTAAGAAGCAGGAACCTAAGTTCACATATCAACGTTTTTTATTTATGAAAGATAGATAGGAGGGAATATGGGAACCTAGGTTCCCATAAAATTGAAATCGTTTTTATTTAGAAATTCTAACAATATACTTTCCGAGTAATTATATTGTTTATTCTCCTCCCTCCTCACTAAAACAACTGAAAATGCTAGCCTTCTTCTTCGACAACTACATGCTCCGTTTCGGCGAAACCTTTTCCACTATGTTTATGGAAGAGTTTGTTCAGTCCGCTTGGCGTCTGAACGGTCATCAACTGATTGAATTGGAAAAGGACGCAGAACTGACATGCTGTTATGATATTCTCTCTATTGCCAAATACGAAAAACTCTCACACGAATGCGATATGTTAACCGGCGCTTCGCGCATATTGTATCGCTGGATATTGCGATTGAAACACGGGTTTGACCTGGTGTATCAGGTGGAAGAAAAAAAAGATGAAAAATACGCGGAACACGAAATGACCATGATTGAAATACAATTGTATTTGCGAAAAAATGGGATGGTTCTTCGCACCCAGAACGATATAGAAACTGGATTAGACCCCATCGACCAAATCGCCTTGCGTAATTTGACACCTTTATTGGATTTTATTTGTGCCTCGTGTTTATCTGGACTTCACTATAAATTGGACGTATTTAACGAAGAACAGAGAAAACAACAACAACAACAGAGACTGAAACAACTGCTTATTCGAACACCTGAAATGTGTGGTTCATATGAGCAGATGGCAACGGCAACGGTGATGGCAGCCGCAGAAACAGAAACAGATGCGTATTATCCTATGGACATTGTCGAAGATGAAATGGCGGGTGAGTTCTCCAGTTCCAGTGTAATCAGCGCATAATATATAGCAGAGCAGAACAGAGGTAAGTATGACGTGTGGTTATTTGTATGTTTTTTATTGTGTTTTTTGTTGTGTTTTATTTTTATTTTTCAACAAACCAACCAATATAAATGGTGATGGATAGGGAGATGATATATTCATATTCACAATGTTTATTACTTTTATTTATAGAGTTGGAAAATCTCCCAAAACATATTATGGAAAATACTGTGGTAGTTATATATCCGACGACCACGAAGGGTTGGACACAGAAGTCATACACTGTTTATGTCAAGGATTGAATAAATATCGTAGTATGAATGATATGCCAAAGTTGTCGCTCAATGCGGTGGTGGTAGGTGTATTATCTTTTTCACGAGACCAGTATATTCCGACCTATTCCAGTGAAAAGGAAATCCGGTGTTTTGATTTTTATAAAGATGACAAAAATAGAATATACATTAACGGTAAACTGATATGATGGGCAGAAATTATTACGATATAGATATAACACGTTTCTTGTTGTCTCGCCTCAAACAAAATAAAATAGAACAAAAAACACATAAACCGAAACATACATACAAAAAATATAATGACTGTTCTATTTTTTGTATTTGCTACCTTTTGGCTTGGAAGATTATTCGGAAAAGCAGATACAGAATGTCCGCACACGGCATATCCTCCCATTATACGCAACGTATCCTCCACCAATTTCCGTATTGTTCAATACAACGTCGAATGGTTGTTTGTGGATTATTATTCTCCCATGAACTGTCCCGGAACGGGATGTACGTGGGTCAACACCAGCGAAGCCAAAACCCATCTGAAATATGTCGCCAACGTTGTGCGCAATTTGCGACCCGACATCATGAATATGTGTGAAGTAGAGGGGTGCGATGAGTTGGACATGTTGCGTTCGGCGGTGGGCGGAAATACGTACGAATACTATCTCCGCAAAGGGACGGACACGAGCACGGGGCAAAATGTGGGAATGTTTACGCGCATTGACCCCCTGGTCGATTTATCGCGAACAGAGGCGAAAGTAGCGTATCCCATTCCGGGTTCTCAGTGTGGATATGTGGGTGCGGGCGGTTCGGTGGGGGTGAGCAAGCATTATTACACGACGTATTATTGGTATGGTCGGTATGTGCTGTTTGTGGGTGTCCATTTGTTGGCGTATCCGGAAGACCCCACGCGGTGTGCGGAACGGGAGGCACAGGCGCAGGTGATACAGAATTTGATTGTAGAGTTTATTAGCAAGGGGTATGAGGTGTTGGTTATTGGCGATTTCAATGATTTCGATGGTCAGGTGTTGGATGCGAACAATAACCGTCCTAAATCTCAGGTGTTGGAAATCGTCAAGGGAACGCGGGGGGCGCAATCAAACAAGTATGTGTTGTATAATGCCGCACAGAAGATGGCGCAATCGGAGAGGTGGACGGATTGGTGGGACAAGAACGAGAATTGTGTGTCGTCTGCGGACGAATTTTCATCGATAGACCATGTGTTGATGACGCCGTTCTTGTATTCGAAAATTAAACGGGTGAGTGTGTATCACGGGTATTCTGAGTTTTGTGGGAAATACAATTCGGATCATTACCCGGTGGTGGTGGATATGGAGTTTCCCTATTCCACACATTAGTTGGCTTGAGTTTGTATTAGTGTTGTGTTTACATTGTATAGAATAAATACAATGTAAATGGGTTGTGAGGGAGAGGGTTTAGCGTCGTTTGTTGGTTTTGTTGCGACGGCGTTTGTTCTTCTTGTTGGTTTTGTTCTTTCTTCTTCTTTTCCCGCCGGTTTTTTGGATATGAGCTCATATATATATTTATACTTATCGACAAACTCTTGACTTATAACCTTATTATCGTATTTTTCTATAAACGTTTTATTTTCATCCGTATTACTTCTCTGGTCAACTACTATTTTATAAGGATAGTAGGTACGTGAATCACCGTTATCAAGTTGGTGTGATACTGGTTTACTAGTCATATCTTGTTCTATTATTATTTCTATTGGTGTACATTTACTTTCCGCATTACAGTCTATAACTACGCATTTTTTATCTTTCTCATTGTTGCGTACATAATATCCCATATTACCTGTAATATCTACGGGCTTAACATCATATTCGGGGTGTTTGGTTTTATATTCGTCTAACGCGGTTTGTACACTAATTGGTATTTCTGGTGTAGTCTGTCTTCTCTTAAAAGGATTTGTAAATAAGCCCATTATTTAATAATATATATAACACATATATAACATCCACCACAATACCCAATACCCATACTATGCTACCGCATTCATAACAGATAAAAATCAAATATGAATTTTAAAAAAATATTCAAGGGTGTAAATGCGCAAAGGACTAAACGCTTGGGTTTCCATTATTATTATCTCAGCGTTCATACCCCATTCGCTTTAGCAAACATTTCATCCATAATCTCTTTATGCATGTCCGCCGACGCAACCTCACGTTCCTCGAAATTGACCGTCTGTGAAACACCCACTAAATCTCCCTCCTCATTCAATGTCTGGGTCAACACATTGCCCGACTTCTTCGCCTTCTCGATATTCTCCTCAATCGCCTTCTTCTTGGTCTCCTTTACACGTCGGTCAAACTCCTGTTTCGCCTTCTCCTCATTCTTCAATTTCTCCTTGTGTAATTGATTGAGTTCTTCCTCCATGAACTCCACACGACCTGTCTTATAAGCATCCGGATCCCACGGGATCCACATCCCAACGGGCCCCACAAAAATATCGTGATGGGGGTCCGTCTCACGCAACTTCTTACAGCGCATTTCGGCTTCTTCCTGTGTAGAAAACACACCGCGCAGTTTGAGACCACGAACACTGGTCTGGAACGCATGTTCGCGCTGGAATTTTTCGGTCAATGTCTCCTCGTTTTTGTCCAAAAAGGTCTTGTAATCATTCTCCGCCAAAAAGGTGTCGGACTTTAGGCGATGTTCCTCCTCCTTCACAAATTCATTGAAATCTTCACTAAGGGTTTCGATTTTGATATTGTATTTGTATGCGATGAAGTTTAGGAAATCAAAATATTTAGACATCGATTTAGTGAAATCCCATTGTTGAACGAATTGGTCAAACAAATAGATTTCGCGTTTCTTTAGTATCTTTTCGGGAGAAATGAAAGACATACACGCATATTTTTGGCCGGAAATGGGCGCATCTTCGTCGCATAAATCAATATAATTGGGGTTGGGTTTACCATTCGGAAGGGTTTTTCTTTCAAAATGTTGCTGTGTGGCGGACATTTATTGGACGTATGGTGTATTTCAATAAGTATGTTTATATTCGTTTAGAGTGAAATAATATCCTATGTTCGTTCTCCCCCTGTTAGGGAGATACACAAATATTTAGGAATAACCAATAACAATAACCCTCAGAACTTTTTTTATTTCAATATAATATAATTCTATTAAGAATGAGCAACGTCTTTGATTTCGGAGAACTCGTTAAGAGAGCCATAAAGTATATTGTAGAGGGTCTTATGGTCGCCATCGCTGCCTACGCCATCCCCAAGCACACCCTTAAGGTGGAGGAGATTGTTATTATTGCTTTGACCGCCGCCGCCACGTTCAGTGTCCTGGATGTGTTTGTCCCGGCAATGGGTGTCAGTGCCCGATCTGGCGCCGGTATGGGTATCGGATTTAACCTTGTCGGATTCCCAGGTGGTCTCTAAATATGGGAACCTAGGTTCCCATAGACCCTCCTCTACACAAAATAATCTACAATTTATAACAGGTAAATATCTGTTATAAAATCAAGAACTAAACCAGACAGGAAGGGGAGCCTTTGTTCTCATACAATTTTCCCATACTCCTTCCTTCCAATAATACTCTCATATATACACGAAATTCATATTAGATAAAAATCAAATATGAATAACAGAAAAAATACGGACAGGAGGGTCTATGGGAACCTTGGTTCCCATACCATATTAGACGGTAGGGAAAAATTCCCAATCCAAATCCTGACATACCATTTTCCAAATCATATCCTGTTTCAATTGTATCTCCCTATCCTTCATCATTGGAATATACGGCAAATATTGTGTTTGGTCAAGCAACACACACAACTGATACAACGTATACGTATAATTCATAAAATTACTACGGTCGGGCGGACAATGGATTGCCCACGGTTTCTGTATTTCAATAAACAAAACACACAATGTGCTATGTAATTCTTCGCTCATAATGGGAGGATTGATACCAAACAAAGAATTGATATACTGAATATGTTCAAAGTATTTATTTAGGCCCAACTTGGACAAAATCTCCCGCATCTTATCATAATTAATCGAAGAAATATCCGTTATGCGTTCCTTCTTAATGCGATTGCGTATTTTTTCAATGACATCTTTGGGTATTTGCGTGGTTTCTTTGGCTTGGAACTGAGAGAGGATTTCTTTGAAATGATTTAGACGAATATATGCGGTATAGGATACTTCATTGGGAGGTTCTTTATTCGACGGTTTGTAGCTATCCACAATATAAGTAATAAACTTACCACACTGTGGATTATTACAAATCAACACTCCCTCTTCTTCTTGTGGGATTAATTCTCCCTTTTTACACGACTCGCAAATGTCAGATGGAACTACGAAATCGCCAATATTCTCGATTTCCCCATTCACGTTCTTCCAGTAATTGAAATACATGTTTTTGGAATTGGAATATTTGGAGCTGTTTAAATCGGAACTATCTTCTGTGGTCGCTTTTATCCGGAAAAACGAATTTAAAATATTTACATTTTGCTGGTTGTTTCCGCTGGATATTTTCTTTTTGTCTTCGAAATACTGAAAGATATATTTAGAATTGTCTAATAAATAGTTTTTGCGTTGTGTCTTGAGTGTTTTTAGTTGGGTTTCAATATTGTCTATTCGAGTATAGAGCTCCATAATTGTATCGATTTTATGCTTGGGAGTATTTTTGAGTTTATGCTTTAATTGTTTTCGTTCGGTTTCTAATTTAGGAATGGTTTCTGTATCTACTGTGTAAAAAGTATTTAACATTTCAGTATGTTTTTCATCCAAGTTTTGTGTATTTTTAGTCGCATTCTTTTTTGCTGTTGTGGAATGGTTCATAACATAATACAATAATCGGTTTTCTTGTATTATTATTAAATTGTTTTTATGTGTAATAGATTGTAGTGAAAGCGGGTTGGATTATTGGGTTATTTAGGAAACTCGTAGGAACAACCTTTTACCAAATCAGGTTCCATTGTATAATCGTGTATTTTGTATGTCTGCCACATCTCCTGTATCACAAGTAATAGAAATTTCAGTAAAAAATGATAAAGTATCGGTGGACAATCCTAATGTGAAAAAGATGATATTTATAATGAATGCGTTGGAACAAGGTTGGAGTGTTCGAAAAAAGGGAGATGCTTATATATTTAACAAAAAACACGAGGGAAAACGCGAAGTGTTGCGAAAAGATTATTTAGACCATTTTATTGAACGGAATTTCGATTCGTCCTGTATTTTTGGTTGATATTTGGATATCTGGAATAGTGAAGGTACAAAAATATAAGTTTTTTATTTATTTTCATGGTATGTAGGAAATAAAACATTTCGTGTCGTTTTCGTTAAAACAAAATATTTAGGAAGTATATATCACAACCAAAATGGCTGGTGGATTGATGCAACTCGTGGCGTATGGCGCCCAAGACGTTTTCCTTACTGGAACCCCTGAGATTACCTTTTGGAAGGTTTCCTACCGCAGACATACCAACTTTGCGATGGAAAGCATTGAGCAAACCTTTTCCGGACAAGCTGACTTTGGCCGCAGAGTTACCTGCACCATCAGCAGAAACGGTGATTTGGCATACAGAACCTACCTCCAAGTTACTCTTCCTGAGATTAACCAAAACTTGAAGAACAGTACTGGTGCTAGTGAGGGTGTGTATGCTCGTTGGTTGGACTTCCCCGGTGAGCAACTCATCGCTCAGGTTGAGGTTGAGATTGGTGGCCAAAGAATTGACCGCCAATATGGTGACTCCATGCACATCTGGAACCAGCTCACCCTTTCCTCCGAGCAACAAAAGGGCTACTTCAAGATGATTGGCCATACCACTCAACTTGTCTATATCACCGATCCTGGCTTCGCTGATATTACTGGCCCCTGCGCTTCCACTGGTGGTCCTTCTCAGGTCTGCGCCCCCCGTAAGGCTCTTCCCGAAACCACCCTTTACATCCCCCTCCTCTTTTGGTTCTGCCGAAACCCTGGTTTGGCTCTGCCATTGATCGCCTTAAAATCTGTAGGGCATAAAAGTATCCATCCTGAAGTATCCGAGCAATGCTTTAGGGAAAATATGTTGTGGTCTCGGGATGAAACAATGTTTCATCAATCCCAGGTGCTAGTCGCGTGTTGTTAAAATAACAACCGTGGCAACATATTCAAATTGCGGGAAGTTCATAAAGACAGAAAATACTGTTTTCAAATAAGTTAAAGATGTTTATTGAATGTTGTAATAATGAGTAAAACTTGTTGCAAATGTAAATTGGTATTAGATTTAGAATATTTTGGTAAGCTGAAGAATAGCAAAGATGGGTATAAATATGAATGTAAAAAATGTCGACATGAATACACCGTTTTAAATAGAGATCGTATAAAAGAAAAGAATAGACTTTATTATGCCGAAAATAAAGAACATATATTATCGCAAAATCAAGAATATCGTGTAATAAATTCAGAAGCTATCCGGCTTCAAAGAAAAGAATATCGTAATCGAGAAGAAGTTAAAATACATATCAAAAACAAACAAAAAGAATATTTGCCAGTAAGAAAAGAAGCAATCAAAATAAGAAGATTGAATGATTTGAATTATCGGCTACAAGAAGTGTATCGTTCCAAACTACATCGTGGAATTAATGGAATAAATACTTCTTACACTACAATCTTAGGATGTGATTTTGATTTTTTAAAGAAATGGATAACATTTAACTTTGATAATACGATGAATTGGGATAATTATGGAACTGTTTGGCATATCGATCATATTTTACCCATAAATAGTTTTAACCTGTCATGTACAAATGAATTACAAATATGTTTTCATTGGACTAATTTACAACCATTATATGCTACTGAAAATCAATCTAAAAGTGATAAGATTTTACCTCATTATTATTTTAACAATTTAATAAATGTATTTAGGTTTAACAGTGTTTATAAACAGTATATAGGATACCAAGCTATAAACGAAAGTTTAAAGTGGCTGAGAAGTAAACTCAGGTATGGTAATAATTCCCTGTATGATGGCGGTAATACGCCTGAAATTGATAATCCGCAGCCAAGCCTCTAAGTTCGTTATGATTAGAATATGAGGAAGGTTCAACGACTAAATGGATATGGGTTTGAGTATGCTAATCCCATACAATGATAACTTAAGATATAGTCTAGTCCCCGGCCATGTTTTTACGATAAGAAATATTGTTAATCAGTCGTAAAAATGCCGATAAATACTCCGAAAGGAGGGGTATAACATGGTTCGTACAGTACCATGAAGTCAAGATTAACATTGATTTCCGTCCTATTGGCGAGTGCCTCTGGGCTGTTGGAACTCTTACTGGTGGCTCTGGCTCCAAGGCTGTTACCCAAGCTTACCAACAATCCCTTGTTGCTGCCTCTCTCTACATCGACTATATCTTCCTCGATACTGATGAGCGCAGAAAGTTCGCCCAGAACCCTCACGAGTACTTGATTGAGCAACTCCAATTCACTGGAGACGAATCTGTTGGCTCTTCCTCCAACAAGATCAAGCTCAACTTCAACCACCCATGCAAGGAGCTTATCTGGGTTGTTCAGCCCGATTCCAACGTTGACTACTGCGCCTCACTCAATGGTGAAAGTGTTCTTTTCAAGACACTCGGTGCTCAACCCTTCAACTACACTGATGCTATTGATGCTCTTCCCAACGCTGTCCACGCCTTCGCTGGTTCGGAGGCGGCTTCTGGTGCTAATGCTTTCATCACTGCCAGTGGACTTTTCCAAATGGCTGGCGCTGAGGGTCTTGGCGCTACTGCTGATAGTAGTACCCAATGGACTGGCTCTGCTTTCGGTAATAACGGCAACGCAATTGGCTCCAATGTCTCTGATGCTGGAACATTCGTGCTTGCCGAGACTGCCCTTGACATGCACTGCTGGGGTGAGAACCCTGTTGTGACTGCCAAGTTGCAACTCAACGGCCAAGATCGCTTCTCTGAGCGTGAAGGCTCCTACTTCGATGTTGTTCAACCTTTCCAACATCACACCAGACACCCCGATACTGGTATCAACGTGTACTCCTTTGCTCTCAAGCCTGAGGAGCACCAACCATCGGGAACCTGCAACTTCTCCAGAATTGACAATGCTACTCTCCAGCTTGTCCTTTCTTCAGGAGCTGTCGGGGGTGTCAACACTGCTAAGGTCCGTGTCTATGCTATCAATTACAACGTATTGAGAGTGATGAGCGGAATGGCTGGAGTCGCCTACAGCAACTGAGAGACCAACACGGTAGACCAACATTTTAAAATTCTTCTTTTGGTTTTTTTCATAAAAATCATAAAAATACTATAAAAATAAAATACAAACGTTTGTTTGTATTTTATGCTTGATTGCTTTTGAAATAATTACCTGTTCAGACATTTTGTTCCGCCTCCTTTTCTTTCTTCTTTCGTCTATATTCTGCTATTTCTTTCGCACGAATTTTTTTGTATTCTTCATTTCCATATTTTTCTTTCAGACTTTCACGGTAGCGTTGTTTCTTCAATCGTCGATTTTCTTTGTATGTATCAACAAAATTTCTATCGATGTATCTGAACATGACGTTATTTTGTGATTTTGTATTCTTTTCTACTGCTTTTTCTTCCACATAACCATTTCCATGTTTTTCAAATATCAATAGTAATCGGTCGAGCAATACATCTATATCGTAGTTTTTTTTCATAAGATTACATTCGCCACAACATGGTCTGATATTATATGGATAATATCCTAAATTATTATTTACACGGTCCACTCCGTTTTGATGGTTATTACTATTTTGTTTCCCACATAAATAACAACACTGTTCAATCGTTTCATAAAAGAGTTCTTCCGAAATAGCAAATGCTAAATTACGGTCTATCGCTCCTTTTTGATATGATTTATAAGAACCACCCATATGGTTTGCGAATATATCAGGAAACAAACAACCATCCACTATTGCTTGGTATGTTAATATGTGTTCCGCGCGTTTGATAAATACATCATCACTCAACGTCCCTTTGATAAAATTACACGTCTTACAACAACTCACACAATTATCTAACACATAACCATCTTGTGGATATTTTTTGTCAATTCCATTGAACCCAATTTCCTGTATTTCATCACAATAATAACAAGGTTGTATTACCATATCACAATACTCGTCAAATGATATTTCAAACCGTATATTTCTTTCAGCCGCACCTCGAATATAAAGAGTGTATTGTACTTGTTTATCGCGTTTTCTACGTTCTACTATTTCCTGACGTATTTCAGGATTGTTTTCATTCCATTGTTGTTTTACTGCCTTTCTTTCCGGTTTTGCTTCAGCAATTCGTGCCAGTTCGTTTCGGCGTTCTTTATCGCGTTTCGCATCTTGAATACGATTTTGTTCTCTACACGCACTACACGTTTTCGTTATTTCCGTTTTTAACCCCGAAAAATGGGATAAATCGTATTCTTTTCCACACGTATTACACAGCCTCACTGAAATATCCGTCATTTTGTCTACTACTTTTTCATTGATTTCACGAACAGCGCTTCTCAATTTATTGTCTTTTTCACGTTCCTTCGCACGGCAATCCTCACATTTAGAATATCCGTCATCTAATTCCAACTGCGCACGACAGCCACGAATATACTCACGACACACTTTTTTATTGTTTGCTTTTGTTTCATCGATAAACAAACAGATTTGGTGTTTTCCACAATATTTGTTCTCGGCACTTTTCTTGAAGGAACAACCTTCTTTTCCACACAATACCACTTCATCACGCATTTTTTCACGCGCTTTATCGCGATTTGCTTTACCACGATCCCGACACTTAGAACAGGTTTTTGTATCCGCATCTTCAAACCAATACATTTTGGAACAACCTTGACATAGGGTCAAATTTTCCAACATAGCATCCGTATAATCGTTCATATACTGATGTAATTTACAAAACCGAGTATCCCCAATCGAGTGGTTTCGGCAATTATCGGAATGCCTGTCTTTCGCTAAACACTTTTCTTTCTTTGTCATTATACACACAATACTACAATACCCAAAATAGTGTATTTTAGAATGGGCAAAAACACATTTCAATTTTTTGTATGGGTCTATATGAATAGGCAAATAACCGATATAAATAAATGCGCGTAAATCCAATATACGTATTTCAACCAATAATGAGCACCCGAATTTATAATTCCAATACCCAAAACGATTTGCTTCTACAAAATTTGATGGACTTTTATAGCAATCGCGACCATCTCCACAAGATGATGTATATTATTAACGGTGAATCCAAAGTGTCGCTCACCATCGTGGATTGGTTTGTCACCAATTATGCGAAAAAATATTATACAGTGTATTCTCTCCCAACGTCATCCTCGGAAACCGTGCGTTTCAAAGTGTACAATGATTACAAACTCAAACTCAAGGCGTATTCCAAAAAGAGGTTTGACCCATTTTGCCGTTGGGAACGCATTTTCATACCCTATGACCAAGAAAAACATATGGAAACGACCATTGGGCAATTGAACTTTTTCAAATGGGCGATAGAAAACAATATCGTGGATTATATCAAACAGCACTATGACGAAATCGAAGCGGATATGAATGAGCGCAAAAGTTCGTATTCGCGTGATACGACGTCCGATGCGGCGGAAAAGGCGCGCAAGAAACGCGAAGAGTTGTCGGTTTCGGCGTGTAAATGTATTAAAAAAGAAGATATAAGTATTATTGTTCGATTTGGCGTATAAACCAATCCATTATAAAAAAGATATATAATATACGTGTGTGTATATTACATATTTTAACTACTACTACACCGGTCAAATGGAAAATAACGCGCATTTTGTAATGGCTAGAATAGACTTACCTATATTATTACGCAATGATGGGAGTTATGATGCGATGAATGAACGCGCGAAAGTGAGTTTTTTTAGCATACGTGAATTGCCGGAAGTAAACAATCAGACGCAAATATCATTGAGCGATTTATTTTCTCAAATGGACCCCCCTCCACCGAATAACTCAAATAAAAAAGAAAATAGTTCGAATACTCGAATACGTATAGATGAACCGGCAACAACAACAACCTCCATGGATTTATCTTGGTTTAGGCCAATGGAAAATGCGAACGCAGAAGAAGATAACTCCCATTCCGACATTCCGTACAATAACACTACGCTCCACAACACAATATCCTCAGATACTCATTCAGAGAATGAACAACATATGTCAGCTGGACATGGCGATACACATCCAACATTTCAACCGTCGGAGGATACAGATATTCTTTCGGATGGAGAGGAGATTTCTTCTGTTTCAAAATCGGAAACTGGGTCAGAAAATGAACCAGAAAACGAAATTCCGGTTATGCAAATTATGCGGTCTGAAATAAAACAGCGTAAAATGCCTACGCAAGGTAAAACATTTAAAAAGTATGACAAAAGAGTACGCAATTTTACCCAAAAAAAATATAGCGCATACACATAAATGTTTTTAACGTCTATTCTCCAGGGTAAAACCCCTGGATACGTTAATTCAGATACATAGGCCGATGGTAGTTTTCGTGTAAGAACGGCTGTGGAAGTTGCTTAGGTAGTCGTTCCGCAATGTTCAAAGACGGCATTTGGTTTATTTCTGGACGAATAGGTTCTTGGGGAGACACTAAATTAGTCGAACCAATTCCAAAGAGTTGTGTTTCAATATCACAATAATTTTGCGATAAATTGCGGTGTGCGGTTTTCATTCCTACTAAACCATCTCCCTGAAAATAGGAAACAGAAGGAATGCCTACATAACTAGACTGTTCGTATGCCATGAAAGAATGTGCCTTGGTATATGCTTCTTGTTCGGCGCGATAATCGCCTGGTGTATTTTTATTTCGTGTAGAGGACATAGATATATATTGAATGTATATATTCGTCCACGAAAACTTCCGCTACATACATAGTGTATGTATGACTGCTCTTATACATATTGGTATCATTCTACAACACAGACAATACACGTGTGTAATATTCGTGTGTTGGTGTTAATCCATCGGGATAACGTTCAAATAACGTAATCAACGGATAAAAAACGGCCAAATAATCATAAGACAATAAAATGGCTATTCCAATTTCGCGGTCGGTAGAGAACATTTTTGCGGCAGCTGCGTCATATAGTGTTTGAAACAGAGGAATATGAATAGTGAGTGCGGATACGCGATCGATGAATACAGAGACAGAATGTTCGTCGTAATTGTATTCGTCTAAAGTTTCGTCGTCTAAATCGGAGAGTGTTTGGACGTTCTCATAATATTTAGAAGTATCCATCTGTGTTATTTGCCTAAAGATGCGTCGATATTCCGTGTTGGATGTGTAAGAAATAGAAATGTCTGGAAATACACTAGACATGGTATGATAAGGATGATAATAAATGTATTCTCCCTTTGGGTTTATATTTGTATGTGTGTTTTCGATTTTTGTTGCGAATGATATTATACAGAATACTAGAGTAGGTTCTGTATAATATTGTGTTTGTGTTTGTGTGTTGTATTTGTATTTGTATTTGTGTTTGCGATTAGTCGCATTATTGGGAAGGCAGCAATTGTTGAAGCTTGGCCATTACGTCAGGACTTCCGCCGATAGCCTGTGTAAGTGCTTCTGTTGCCATTTTTTGTTCGCCCTCGCCACCCTTAAGCATATCTGTCATTTTTTGAAGTATTTCATCACCACCACGTTGGCGCTTGTCTTGTTGGCGCTTGTCTTGTTGACGGCGCTTTTGTGTTCGCTTACCCCCCTTCTTGCTTTGACGTTGTTTTTTTTGTCTTTTCCCTCCAATAAGATTGCGCAATGTAGCAGACATTTTTATATTGTATTCGCAGATTTATTTGTGGTCCTAAGAAAATGTTTCGTTTGTTTGAACATATTGGTTAAGTGCCAATATCATTTGTTCTTCCGCAGAAAGTTTTTGATAAAACAAAAAATCATCGAATTTCAGCTGAAAGAAATATTTTCCATTGGCAGCAACACATTGTACGTACGCTCCACTATTGTGGAATTTCACACCAATACACAATGCGCCCGATTTGAGACGCGCCTTCGTTTCATCGTGTTCAATGGGAGAAATACGCAACCACCGTAATAATCTCCCGTTTTGGAATTTGTGTATAACATCAATGTGTTGATATTCTAAAAGAGAACGGCAACATTTTTCAATAAATTCGGTAGAATAAACGCCTAAATCTGTTAGCGTTTCCACCACTTCTTCCGTTATTTGGTTCAGTGTTTTTTCAGCAAAATGCTGGCGGTTTTCCGCACCAATTTGCTGTAATAAATCTTCAACACATAATGTGTTTCGAAGTGTGGGGTCTGTTTGTGCTCGTTCGAAGAGTTCCTGTATCGTATTTTGGTTCATACTATAGTTGGGTTTGTGATGCGGTTGCGAATGTTGTTATCTGTTATGTGTTCTATTTTATATTATTTTTACTGGTATGGGAGAGAAATAGAAATGCCGGTTTGTTTTCCTAAATGATTTGCGGTATCCGAAACCATTCTCCCCACAAACGTTTTTGAATATTCGGTTGCTATTAAATTACTCGCCAATAGTAAAGCGCTACCAAATACAATTGAAACATCATATTTGTTTAATTGGTGTTGTCGATAAGGGAAAAACCGAATGAGCAAAAACAAACAAATAAATGTTTGTGTTATTACGTTCAGAACATGTATATAAGTAATATCTACGTAAAACACACCAATATAGGTAATAAAATACAATACGTGGGCAAGGATAACTAATCCATAAAACGGGAGATAGGATTGTTCCAAAAGACGGTCGGCTACACTGAGAGAAATCATATAAGATATTTGTAGAGAAACCATACACCCGGGGGTAAAAATGTAAAAATATCATAAACATACATATGGTATTTTCATAAACGCACTGTGGGGGCATTGGACATGTTTTATATGGTTGAATATTGGTTTCTCCCATCATATGTGGAGTAAAACGAGTTATTCGTAGTTAATAACCCGCCCATAGGATTAGCGGAGGAGTAATTGCCATATTGTTGATGTTGTGTTATTTGAACAGGAGAACCCACAGAAGTGGGGGAGATAGACGTGGTTTCCGATGAACGAAGTGTTGTAAATGGGGTTAAGGTGGTCTGATTTGGACAATCTTCTTCTCTATAGCCGACTTTCATATAAGGAGCACATCTAATATTTTTAGGGTTTAATGCCATATTTACGTCGTTTTTGGGTATATTAAAATCCGGACCACGAACATATTGTTCCATTAACTTAATACAAAAGTTAGGGAATATTTTCATTATATTCAACATATCCACGACATCATTGTATGCGTTTATTGTTTCGGGAGACTTACCATTATTGCCTTTGTTCCACGCTTCAATGCGAACAGTCAGTTCTCGCAGTTTAGCGAGAGAAATGGTTCGTTGGGTCAAGTATACTTGAAATTCTTTATCCACTATTGTATCGTCCATAAATCCGGTCATAAACAATCGCTTCAGCATATCACTTTGTTTATTTGTACCATACGAACCTACTATCTTCTTTAGGAAAGAATACATTGTTCTATAAGAGAGTTGTCCGTCTTGGTGTGTTTCGTTCAATTCTAAACGTGTATTTACTACTTTAGCATAACTTGTAAAAGGTATTTGTGTATCATTGTTCAAGTTGTCAAAAGCGGTGGCGTCTTTAAAATCCGTCAGATTGGTGTCTACTGATTTTATGGCCATCATAATAGTTTCCAGTGGATATGGTATCATTCTGCCGTCTAATTCACTGTTTCCTTCTTCAAAATACATATCTACATATTTCACCACTGGTGGTTCATTCACAATTTTCATTGGGTTGCTACAGTCGATTTTCTTACCTCCCCGTTCTAGCAAAAACACAAACATTTCCATCGCATTTATAAATTTGGGTTTTCCGTTGGTCGACATTCCATTGTAGTCTAATTGGTATTGTTGCATAGACCGGAGAAACTGATAAAACACAGAACTATAGGACGGTTCATATATAATACCAAACGAATATACGTAGCACATGAATGAAATCAAATGTTTCATGCGCACACCGAAATTCATTAACGTGGTAATAAAATCCTTGAATGTGCTCCAAGTAACACCGACCTTAGATATATAAATGGTAAACTCTTTAATGTCGGAATATCTAACACCGAAATCGTAAATCATATCAACGTATTCTTTCATGTTGTTTGTATCCACCCCAAATTTCTGTAGTTCTTCCATAAACACTTTGTATTCGTCCGGGTTATTTACATTAAATCGCTTGAACTGATGGTTCATGGAAACAATGTCTTTCCATTTGTTATTGCTGACCTTATATGCTTGGTCTTTGTCATAAATACCGAACGTATTCACCGTATTAATTAAATTGGCTGCTTCTAATCCCTCTTGAATAGTTGGAGAATTGGGCGCACTAGAAGTAAACCCTTCGTCGCATTTTAAGAAATTGGAAAATTTTGCTTGGAATAAACTGGTATTACTTTCTAAATACGGTCGTAAATCCGTATATTTCATATTCAATTGTCTGCGTAATGATATAAACAAATCGATTAACGAACACACTTTTTTAAATCGCATACTTTGTATGACTTGAATAGATTTCAAAAAACGTTCCGACAGTTTACTCAACGCCGTTTCGGAATTCATGTTATTGTCAATTCCACTCACATTAAAAAAATCATGGAGTGTTTTCTCTTTTACCAACCGACTTAAATCGTGTTTCGTATTATTCGCTTTGTCATTCATTAGGTCTTTGTACCTATTAAACGAATTTATCCCAATCGTATTATACATAATAATCTTCATTGCCTTTTTTTTGGCGTCAGTATTGCTGATTTGGTCTAACGTATATCCGAGTTGCGTGGTGTTTTGTACAATATAGTTGGGTATTTTAGTGAGGTCGGCTGGCAAAGCAAACTTAGAAAGTTCATTATTTAATTCTAAGTATGTTGCTGTGCTGTTATCGTTTATATATAACACGCCAAACATACTATACACATTAATGTGCTGTATCAAATCTGTGGAATCGATTTGGCCGTTGTCTGTCATAAATTGCGCATAATTTTTACTTGTAACCCCAAAATCAACCATAATTTTAATAAATGTATTTCCGGTCTGGTTTTGATTTTGTCCCCTTCCGTAGATATAACTGTTTAGTGTATTCGCAACACCAGCTACATCAGAATAACGGACAACTTTATACCACTTTAATAACCCAATCATTTCCAACGGACTACCGTTCATTTTTAGTTTGTCATTCATTATTTTTTTGAATTGTATGAAATCGTTAAACTGTTTAATGCCATAATCGGTTATGGTATTCATAAACTTAGTGTAATCCAGTGTGTTATATTTGTAGCCTAATCCTCCCATTTCGCGAATAAATTCAATATCCTGTGTTGTTCCCGATAAAAAATTTTTATATTTTTGGGTCATTTGATTTCTGAAATCAGATAATTTTTCCAGCGTGTCTACTCCAAAACTCACATATGGTCCCATAAAGTTAGATACGTTATCTGGCGACGTTATATCAACACCATAATCATTTTTTAGGTTTTTCAGTATTTCGGGAATATTATTTTTATCGACATTGCCGAATTTCTGTAATGCGTCGAAATACTCGTTTAGGCGATATTCATTAATGTCTAATCCCTCCACAAACCCTTCGACCGACGACATGTTTTCTTTTGGCGGAAGTGCTTGACCATACATATTATGTATTCCCATCGCATTGACGTAATTTCTGGTTTGAACGCTAAATACGTTTGCCGCGGTAGGGTTCATAGAACAATT